TGGGATAGTGTTGATCACCGTCATAAGTTGTATATTACAAAGCATGACCTCGAGGCTGGAACATTTCTAGGTAAGTATCCTTCAATGATTCCAGGTGCAGTCAAAAGTTATCGAAAAATAAATGCACTTTAGATGCATTTTATCCTTTACATTTAGTTAAAACTATGGTATAATAGATCTATAAAATGGAAATGAGAGGAATATATAATGTTAAGTAAGTCTCAAATGTCAAAGATTCAAGCCCTGTTTGTAGAAGCATCAGACGAACAGATGAGTGAAATTGCTAGTATGTTTAATGATGCTCGCAATATCAAAGTAGCTCGAGCTGCTAGGTCTTTTAAAGTTGGACAATCTGTTTCATGGACCGGTCGTAAAGGTGCCATGTCAGGTAAAGTTATTAAAGTTCTTAAAAAGAACATTCGTGTTAAAACTGAAGCAGATGGCATATGGAATGTTACTGCATCACTTGTAAAAGCTGCTTAAGGAGATATATAATGGCACATCAAGTAGAAACAATGGCGTATGCGGGTCAGGTCCCATGGCATGGATTAGGTGTACCCGTCAGCAATGACTTAACACCAGTTCAAATGATGGACAAAGCTGAACTGAATTGGTCAGTCCGTGAAGTCGAATCATTTATCGAGTTTGATGGTAAGCGTATGCCAACAGGTCAAAAGTCTTTGGTCCGTGAAACAGACGGTAAGATCCTGACTAATGTCGGTGAAAACTGGAATCCAGTTCAGAATGAAAAAGCTTTTGACTTCTTCTCTGAGTTTGTAATGTCAGGCGATATGGAGATGCATACAGCTGGTTCACTCAAAGGTGGACAAATGGTATGGGCATTGGCTAAAGTCAAGGATTCATTTGAGATCCTTGGTGGCGATCGTATTGATTCATACCTTCTTTTCTCGAATCCACATCAGTATGGCAAGTCAATTGACATTCGCTTTACTCCTATCCGTGTGGTATGCAACAACACTCTTTCTTACTCGCTTGAGTCAAAGACAGATAACTCTGTAAGAGTTGGCCATCGAGTAGAGTTTGATGCATCAAGCGTTAAGAGTGCATTAGGCATTGCAGCAAAGAAAATGAATACATATAGCGATGTAGCTCAGTTCCTTGCTGGTAAGCGATTCACTAATGACTCTTATATTGAATACCTTAACACCGTATTCCCTCGTACCGCAGACAAACGTGTACAAGGGAAAGGACTCTCTGTTGATACTCTATCACGTAATGCAAAACTTGCATATGATGCATTAGAGACTCAGCCGGGTGCAGAATACGGTGAAGGTTCATGGTGGCAAGCATTCAATTCAGTTACCTTTATTACAGATCACGTACAGGGTCGTAATTCAGATAATCGGTTGTATTCATCATGGTTCGGCGGAAACCAAGTCCGCAAAACAAAAGCACTATCGTCAGCAATTGAATATGCAGAAGTAGCCTAAGGAGGGCTTATATTATGAATGATAATCTATGTGAAGAAATTAGACAATATCTAAAAAAAGAAGCTACATTTTCTGGTACTGAAGTTACAACAAAACAACTTGGCATGCTTATGGGTCTGTTAAAACCTAATCAAGTTGGTGCTAATTCTGATAATAGAATGGAAACTATAATTGGTGATGAATTACGCAGGCTAAGAGATAAAAAATGTAAAGGTAGAAAACGTACTAACGACACCAGTAAACATGCACATATGGCATATGAACATGGCTTTGAAGTAAAAGTAGCATCATATAAATCTGAAAATTCACAAGGTGGCAGGAGACCTGCTATTCTATGGAAGATTAAAAAAATACAAAAAAGTTTAGAAAACTTTATGATAGAACAACCTATGTCTGAAACGATAGTAGAAAAATGTCCTATATCTAAATCATTAGTACTTGAAGCTATGCATTCTTTAACAATCGATGAAGTTTATGAAGTGCTAGGTGAAAAGTTAAAAGAAATTGCGGCATAATGCGGGTTGTATTTGGTATCATAATAGTAGTCTCTATGAGTGGTTGTACCGCCATAGAGACTTCTACTCAGTTATATCAAATGTGTAAATATCAGGACAAGTGTCCTATAGAAGTAGTTGGTAACTGGTTAGGTGGTGGTTAAGTGTACCGCGTTAAAGGATACTTTAGAGATCATACTGTAGTTCGATATTTTATTGATCAGTACGATGCTATAGAATTTAAAGACATAGTGGATGCTCACTATCCACTAAAAGTAACATATGAAAAGGGAGTTTATCCAGTGAGAACATTTGTAGTTAATGGTTGGAATGCTGTAATGGATGACAAACGAAATCCACTCAGTAATATTCCAGATCTTCAAGTACGGCACTTAGTAATGCAAGTGTTGGCTTGGATGTGGTGTATTGTATTTGCGTTTATCGTTGGTAGTTGGACAGCATTTGGTGTAAGTGTTATCGGACATGTTATTCTACTTGCAGCTATTGCAATTACTGTCGGAACTTTTGAAACAGCCAGACGAGCTCCACAATATTTTGGTGGACTTGGTCGAGGTAATGGTGGAGAACACGAATGAGAAGTGTAGATAGAGATGTAAAGGCTATGGCACAAGGTATCGATGCAATTAATAAAGAGATAGATATTTTAAGTGGTAATATTAAAATACATAAAGCAGAACGCATGAGACTTGAAAGGTTATCTGCAGTCAAGAGTCAATTAATAGATAATCCTAAAGACTGTGCAAAATTGGTGAAACGATACAAGGAAATGTAAAATGAACGACGGCCCTTTGAAATCAGCACTTGACAACTTATCGAGTCAAGGTGTAATTAGACGTGAATTAGTCACGTATAAAATGAAAAGCGGTAAGATGATTCGTGAAACTGTTTGTAGAGAATATCGATCAGATGGAGATTATACTGATCATTCTATTTCTACTCCTCTTAATGGAGGAAGCACAGTATGAAAGCACATAGTATAGAACAAACTGCGGCATGGGCTAAAAGCTGGAACATGAAAGGATTTGAACATCTATATCCTGAAAATCGTGAGAAAGCTCGACAGCAAGGCATTAAACAATACAATGATCGAAAAAGAAATACTGAGTACAAAAAATGAAATGGATTGTAGCTTGGTATAAAAAATGGTTGGCTAAAAAAGAAGCGAATGTACCTAAGTATTTAGGTCGTAAGTAATAAAAAGAGCATTTAGGTGCTCTTTTTTTGTTTACTTTCTTGTATAAATAGGGTATAATAAGTCAAGATTGGAATTATTATATGCTTAAATTTAAAACATTTGATATGATACAGGAGATGGCGGCGATGAATGTAAGTAAGCTTAATGCCGAGTTTTTGGCACGTGCTCAAAAAGTTACATCTTTTAATTTAAAAGGTGATGACTTTATTACTTTAGATTACAAAGCAGAAATACAACATCTATTTCATATGCATTTCTTTCCTAAGTTTGATTTAGAAAAAACTATTAAAGGTACACCTACAAAAAATGAATTGAATAAACTTATAAAGAAACTTAAGCAAGAGAATCCTTCGAAGTTTAAAGCTCTTCATACTTATAATCTAAAAGGTGTAGGCCCAGGTGAAGCTACATTGTTTTTCCTTATTGACAAAGCACACCTAGGTGGAGGTTCATCTGCCGGTGTAGACTTGGTTGTTGGTAGTAATAAGTATGAAGTTAAAGCTGGTAATTTCAATGCTAAGCAAAACGCTTATAAGGATTTTAAACTAGGTGGCACTGTTCCTATGGATAGAATGGTAAAAGCTGCATTTGAATTAAGAGCAATAGTAGATCCTAAATTAAGAATGGGTAATGAAAAAAACGGTGTAAATGGTAAACAGATTGAAGCTATAATGAAAGATAAAGGCTTAGCTTCTAAATGGAATAAAGATGTGGAAACACCTTATCGTAAAGCAGCATCCAGATACTTAAACAAAAATCCACTTATACTGATGATCAATACAACTCCTAAGAATCAGGTTGGAGAAATATATCATATTGGCAATGTAAAAGATTCTCAGATATTTGTAGATGTTGTTACTCAAGGAACAATTAAACCAAAGATTATTGCATCATGAAATTCAATGAATATATAACAGAACAAAAGAATACTCATATGACTCATATCGAGGATAAGGTAGTCTACGGTGGAGTCAAAGGAACTAGAGACGCAATCATGGCATTGCGTTCTTTAAGAGATATGCTAGGAGGCGTACATGATGGAAATGTTAGTGTCAAATGGGATGGTGCTCCTGCTGTGTTTGCTGGGATCGACCCTAGTGATGGTAGATTCTTCGTGGCGAAAAAGGGGATCTTTAACAAATCTCCCAAAGTATACAAGAGTAATGCTGATATTGATGCTGATACTAGCGGCGATCTCAGTACAAAGCTTAAGCTCGCTCTACAGTATCTACCCGAGTTAGGAATCAAAGGAGTAGTCCAAGGTGATTTTTTGTATAGTAAAGCGGATCTTAAAACACAAAAAATCAAAAATAAATCGTATGTTACGTTCCACCCCAATACAATCTTATATGCAGTACCGGCTGGCACGGACATGGCCGGGGAAATTAAGGCAGCAAAGATTGGAATCGTGTGGCATACGAGCTACACAGGAAACTCATTCGAAGGAATGAAGCAAAGCTTTGGTGTAGATATATCTAAATTTAAAAAATCAAAGAATGTATGGTCACAAGATGCTATGCTTCGAGATTTAACTCGATATACTATGACACAAAAAGATACAGAAGAAGTAAATGAACACCTAAGGAATGCAGGATTTATATTCAATAAGATTGCAGGCAACACGCTTAGGCAACTAGAAAAGAATAAAATCCTTACACAACTGATTGAGCAACACACTAATTCATATGTACGGTTGCAGGCAATGCCACCTGATCCAGCCAAAAGAGTAGATGCTCTTATAAAGTTTATTCAACAGAAGTATAAAAAAGAAATTGATAAAAGATCTACTGATCAAGGTAAAGATTCACAACGATTAAAACTCGGTGAGATACTAAATTTCTTTTCAAGTAAAAATAAAACAGCACTAAAAAATATTTTTGAATTACAAAGATCTATAATTCTAGCAAAACTAAAACTTATAAATATACTTAATCAGCTACAGTCTGTAAGGGCTTTCTTAAAAACTAAACGAGGGTTTAGAACTACGGGCCAAGAAGGATATGTTGCAATTGACAAACTTGGTAGTGATGCAGTGAAAATTGTGGACCGTATGGAGTTCTCATACGCAAACTTTTCACCCAATATATTAAAAGGATGGGATACACCAGGAAGGAACTAACGATGGCAGAAAAACTGCTGCGCTTTAAAGATTTATACACAGTAGAATATCGTCCGGGCGAAGATGAGCTTACTAATTATCGTGCATATAAACGTAAGAGACATATGTACGAAGCTACAAAAATGATATGTAAAGATTGTGGTGATGAACAAGGTAAGCCAACGACTGATTGTCCACACGATTGTAGTGGTGGTCCACACTTTGCTCCACAAGATGACGATGGTAAATCTACTGTTGAAGCATTAACTCTTCAACAACGAATGGCTAAATCCCGACAGCTTAAGCGAATGAAAGCCAAGATCAAAATTGGCCGTGATCGCGCTAAACGAAAAATGGCTGACACTAAAAAATTAAGAAGTAGAGCACGTAAACAAGCTCGTACATTTATTCTTAAGAAACTTACTAAAGGTAAAGGTAAGAGTGAGTTATCATTTGCCCGTAGAGCAGAACTAGAAAAACGTATGGCTGCTCCTG